AAAGAATATGCATCCAGAAAAAGATCCTTCAGGATTATTTTTGTTATATCCTTCAGAGTTTGATATTGAATTTAGATATAGAAATAGCGTAAATCAATGGTTACATAAAATAAAATCCTGTGCGCTTGCAGACCTGCGACTCACATTTGGTAATGGCGGAACATTTACTACTATTCAAGACACAAATGGCGCCCCGTCTGAAATTACAATGACTCTAGTATTTAAAGAGTTGGAAGTCCTAACAAGAGATGACATTGGTGGTGATGAATACGGGAAAGGAGGGTTTTAATTAAATGTTTTTTAAGCAATTTCCAAAATTACTTTATCCGTTTGATGATTCAAGAGAGGTTGTAACCGACATCTTTAGAAGGGTTGCCCCGAGAGATAAATTTATTGTAAATGAATTTTATCTTGATAAGTATAGTTTACAAGCGGGTGAAAGACCTGAAGATGTTGCATATAAACTATATGGTGACCCAGAGTATCATTGGATACTTTTACTGATAAACAATATTATAGACCCTTATAATGAATGGTATTACACTGACGAACAAATTTTGCGTATGGTAGAACAAAGATATGGAGCGGGCAACGCAAATGCTACACATCATTGGGCTACAACGGAAAGACCTGAAATTTGTGTAGATTATGATGCAGACTTACTAGCCAGCGGTGATATTTTTGAAGTAACCCACTATGAACACGAAATAATTGAAAACGAAGCTAGACAGGAAATCAATGTTCTTCATCCTAGGTATTTGAATAATTTTCTAAGTGAATTTAAACAATTGATTAAGAGATAATAATGACAGATTTACAAAAAACTGCCGGTGACATTGTTGTTGAAGAATTATACTTAACAACTTCACAGGGTGAATCAGTAGACCTTACAAATTTTCAATTAGAGATTTCTATCTCTGAGAGTATACACACGCCTTGTTTATTTGGATATTGCATTTTAGTAGATGCCGTAAACCTTTTAGGAAACTTGTTTACAGGTGACGAATATATTACGGTGAAGTTAAGAAGTCCTTACTTAGAAGATCAAGAATCTAATGTAATACACAAAACTTTTTCGATATATTCAGTAACAGACCGGAAATTAGAAAATGACCGACAACAGTTTTATCAACTCAATTTTATGTCGATTGAAGGATTATGGGATAGTATTACAAGAATTTCTAGAAAGTTTTCAGGCGGAACCGAAACAATAGCATCTCAAATATTCGAGGATTATGTAAAAGATAAGCGAGTATTGCAGACTTCGGGTCAAACCGGAACACAAGACTCAGAACTTATTTTGTTTGACACACCTCACTCGACAAATAACTTTGAGTTTATTTCTCCTTACTGGTCTCCTTTTAAATGTTTAAATTTCTTGGCTAAGAATTCTATCGGCACGACTTATAAAATGCCTAATGTATTATTTTATGAATCTTCTAAGAACTTTTATTTTACTTCTATTACAGCATTAATACAAGAACAAAAAGAAGCTGGTGTTCTGTATGATGAGTACAGTTACATCCAAAATCTTGATAATATCTTTAAGGACGCTAGAGACAATAGAAGAGGTGGCAGATATCTCTTCACCTCTCCTTTCTTTTCTCCTACTCAAATTACTATAAGCAAGATAGAATATCCTGTTTATTATGACCAGCTTCAAAATAGAAGCTCGGGTTATTACGGTAATACAACATTTGCGTATGATTTTGCTAATAAAGACATGTACGATATTAGATTTGACTATACTAAACAACACGCAGAAAGAAAGAAAACGATAAAGAATTTGATACCTGAGACATTCTCATCTTTTAAGCATATTACAAATACTGCTCCTTTTGGAGAAAGTGTTATATCGGATCCTCTGTCTGTCATAAACTTTAAAGCAGGCTCTTCTGGTTTGTTTAGTGAAAACGATGCCTTTAATGTGGCACAAGTTACAGCAACATCATTTAGAAATACTGCTATGGCAGAATTGAAAACTGTGAATTTTGAAATAACAGTTCCTGGAAAAACAGATATTGAAGTAGGATACCTTATTAAGTGTAATTTTCCCAATGTAAGTGAAAAGACATCTAACCCCAAACCTGAAGATTTCTTTGACCCACAACTTTCAGGAATATATTTTGTTGCGGGTGTTAGACACACTATTAAAAGAGGAACCCATACGATGGTTCTTGAGATTTTTCGTGATAGCATGGGAGAAGATTCGTGACAAAGTATCCTCAATTTACTTGGTGGCAGGGGGTTGTAGAAGATAGAAATGACCCGGCAAAAATCGGAAGAGTCCGTGTTAGGATTTTAGGTTATCATACGCCTGATAAAGCAGACTTACCCACTGAAGATTTACCTCTTGCAGTATTAATGAATTCTGTAAACTCTGCTAGTGTGTCTGGTATAGGACAATCTGCTACGGGCTTGGTTGAAGGCTCGCATGTGTTTGGATTTTTTGCTGATGGACCTGACTGTCAGATTCCTGTTATCATGGGATCTCTATCTGCTCTATCTATGCAACCACCCAACGAAGAAGTTGGTTTCAATGATCCTAATGGTGTGTATCCTTTCAGTGATAATAACTCAGGAAGAAACACAGTACCTGAATCTGATATTACTAGACTCGCAAGAGAAGATGTTGCTGAAAAACACTTTTCACTTGCTGTAAAAAGAGCGATGCGAGTTGAAAAAGTTCCTATCGCATTTGCGCCCGAAATTGAAGGAGACCCAGTACAAGCAAGAAGAGAAGAAACTTTTTGGGACGAACCACACCCTCAAGGTGTTGAAGAAACAAAAACCAAGTATCCTTACAATCATGTAAGAGAGACAGAGAGCGGTCATGTGTTTGAGGTTGACGACACACCGGGCGCAGAAAGAATTCACACTTTCCATCGAACGGGTACATTTGAAGAGATTCAACCTGATGGAACTAAAGTACAGAAAGTTGTCGGTGATGACTACGAAATTACCATAAAAGACAAACAGATGTTTATCAAGGGCGACCTTAATATAACAGTTGAAGGCGATATGACTTTAAATGTTAAGGGAGACTTTTATGAAGACATTAGCGGAAACAAATTCTCTACTGTTAGAGGAACAAGACATGAAAAAACACAGGGCAATCATGTAAGTGAAATCATGTCTGACTACGGCATGAATATTAACGGAAGCAGAGGTATTCGTGTTGGTTCTCAGGGGGGCTTAGGATTAGGAGGGGATAAACTAACTGTTCTTGGTCGTCAAGATATACTTGTTGGTCAGAATCAAAATACACAAGTTGCAGGAAAAGTAATTCAGTCTGGATTGTTAGGATTCAATATTACAAGTGAATTAGGCGCATATCGTGTGTTTGCAATCAAAGATATGGACTTCGGAACTACAACGCTTGGTTCTATTAGTTTCTCGGGCGGCAACTTTAATGTTGGTGCTACTGTTGCAACCACTATCAATGCTGGACTTGCATATACCATGAACAGTTTGGGTACGAATACACAAACATCTGTAGCCGCTACATCTATAACATCTGCCGCGTATTCTATTACAACGGCTGCGGCGACTTATACACATGCGGCAATGTCTATGACTAATGCAAGCACCAATATCACCGGCGGCGCCAACTTCACTGTCACTGCCGCACTGATTAGTTTGAACTAAGGGGGATAATATGAGTTGCGGACCAGCTGAACTAGTAAAAGACATATCAGCAAATATTGAACAGACACTTGATATTGCTGACAAGGCTCTTACGGTTCTCCCTCTTAAAATTGCTAGTATCCCTGGTTATGTCGAAGCACAATTAATTTCTTCACTTAATGAAAAAGTAAAATTAATAAAACAACTGCTAGAGAATCCTCTAGACGCTCTAGGAGGTCTTATACCAGGACTTCCCGCAGACATACAGCAGTTTATCAAGGATTACGGTGGTATCGCGGCGGGAGTTGCAGGCGCGGCAATATATCTCAATGACTTGAAAGAAAAATATAGTGATCTTGATGTAGACATCGACAACATTGTCGGCATATTGAATGAAGTAGGAAATGATTTAGAACTTCTTTGTGAAATTGTTCCCAACATTCAAGACATCGGCGGAGAATTTGTATTTAAAGGGTTGCCTTTAAAGATGCCTGAAATCAATGTTGCAAAGATTATTAAAGAAGGCGAATTCCCTGATATTGTAGCCGATTTTAAAAATGCAGTAAGCCGAGTAGATGTAGATGTTATTTTAGATCCTGACAAACAGGGATTCACAGTAAGCGAGGCTCCTGGAGAACCTTATAGAATGAATGGAAGACCAAGATTTGCTAGAAAAAGGAATAGACTGTTAGACGATTTGTCGGGAGGAAATCCTTTTGGTTCCTTACAAGACGGCTTCGGCGGCAATGTTCTTGGTGATATTTTAGACCAAGTTGAAGGTGCAGTTGATAATGTATTCGGTGTTGTCGATCAGGCAGTTGACCAGGTAGTTGATACTGCTACAGATGCTATTAATAACGCAGGCGCCGATGGCGGAGGCACCTAAAAAGGTATATAAATAAACATATGGCTAATACAACCAGAATTTACTCCGACATAGATATGAGTTTTTCACTCAATCCTGTCACAGGAGACATCTATAAAAAGGTAGATGTAAATGCAGTAAAGCAGGCGATGAAAAATCTTTTGCTTACTCCATATTACAGCAAGCCCTTTACGCCTAATTATGGTTCTCCAATTTACGATTTGTTGTTTGAACCAATGGATTCGTCAACAGCTGGTGCTATGGCTTCTCTCATTGAAGAGACTTTTGATAACTTTGAAAGGAGAGTTAGAATAGATAAAGTTATTGTGTATCCTGATTACAATTCACAAGAATACAAAATTCAAATTAACTTTCATGTAATGGGAGTAAGAGAGCCTCAAATTTTTCAAACATCTTTGAGGAGACTGCGATAATGCCTTCAGTTGCAATTGCTCCAGGAACAGTAGTAGATACAGCAGGAACAGGTGCAATCACACCCAGCAACGCTACTGTCTTATCAGGAGGTTCGCCTATTTTATTACAGGGCGATGTGGTAACAACCCACACATCAGGAGCTACTACACACCCTACAAATGCGATTGCTACTGGCTCAGCAACAGTTAGAATTAATGGTAAGGGGGTTGCTTTTCAAGGTTCCGTTGCGGGATGCGGGGGACCAGTTACAACTACATTCAATCCAACAGTCCAAATTGGCGTGTAATAAATAAAACAAAACGAGAGAAGAAATGGCAACGAAAAGACTAACAGAATTAGATTTTGAAGGTATAAAGAATAATCTAAAACTTTATCTTCAAGACCAAGAACAATTTCAGGACTATGACTTTGAAGCCTCTGGTCTCTCCGTTCTGATTGACCTACTTGCTTATAATACACATTACAATGCTGTGTTGGCACACATGACCGCCAATGAAGCGTTTTTGGACTCTGCTGTAAAAAGATCCTCGGTTGCATCTATTGCAAAGACTATGGGATATACGGCTAGATCAGCGAGAGCGGCTAGAGCAACCGTTAATTTAACTGTTGTACCAGATCCTGCTTATTCTTCTAGTAGCTTTTCTCTCACTAGAGAATCGCTTTTTACAACTCTTCTTAACGGGAAAAAATTATCCTTTTACCCAGAAACGGACTATGTAGTAAACAAAACATTGTTAGATGATGGTACTGAAGTTTTTGCTTTTACTAATGTTGTTCTTGTTGAGGGTACTATTGTAAAAAACTCTGAGCTAGTAGAACTTACAAGTGTTCAAGGTCCTGTGCTAATGGCAAACCCTGCTGTGGATACTACTACAATTAGATGTAGAATTCAAAAGTCTCTTACTGATACTAGTATTGTAACTTATAACTTTTCAGACAGTATTATTGATGTATCTTCCACTAGTGAAATCTTTTTTATTGAAGAAGCCCTAAACGGATTTTATCAGGTAGTTTTTGGAGACGGAACTATAGGTAAAGCACTTGAAGTTGGAAATGTTGTTAGGCTTGATTATATTGCTACGAATGCCGCTTTAGGAAATGGTGCTAAAGTATTTACTCCTCCTTCTGGCTTGACAGGAGTGGGTTCTACGGTGAGTTTAGAAGTTGTTTCACCCTCTTCAGGTGGTGCTCCTCAAGAATCTGTTGATAGCATCAGATTTAGTGCTCCGAGATTTAACGCAACAAAAAATAGAGCGGTGACTGCAAATGATTACAAGTCTCTCATTCTACAAAACAACCCTAATGTAAAATCGGTTGCTGTTTGGGGAGGCGAATATAATGATCCTCCTATATATGGTAAGGTGTTTGTATCTCTTCAGCCTAAAGAAGGTCTTGTAATTACAGAAGACGATAAAGCAAATATTCTCAGAGATTACATTGAGCCAAGACAGCCCGTTTCGATATTGACTGAATTTGTAGACCCTGAGTATACATATATCGGGATGGATGTAACGGTAGATTACGATTCAAAGAGAACCACTTCTACAGCCGGTGAAATTGAATCCTCTGTGCGTACAATTATCAACAATTTCTTCAATAATACTCTTAACTCTTTAGAATCTACTTTTTATTATTCTAAACTTGCTAGTGAAATTGTCACAGCAAATAAGTCGGTTATAGGAACTAACCTTTCCTTGCGATTACAAAAAAGAGTAATACCAACTTTTAACCGCAGTCTTAAATATACCTTTGATTTCAATAATAAGATAAACCCCTATGCATTGTTTAGTAATTTTTTCAATGTTACTATAAATGGAAAAGTTTACAAAGTTGTTATGGCAGATGTCCCAAACTCTAATGTAATTCCCCCTCTTTATAGTGGAACCGGTAAAATCATACTAAAAACTTCTGCGGGCGGAGAAATTGTGAACAGCAATGCTGGCACAATCGACTATGATACTGGTAAAGTTGTTTTAACAGACTTAAATGTTCAAAGTTTGCTGAACGCTTCATCTACTCTAAATGTTACCGTAACACCACATGAATCTGCCAAAGATATTAGAACTGAATTTTTAGTTTCTTCTACAGAACTTTCTTCGACTGGTGCAGCCGTTTTAGCCAAACCATCAAAAAATATTATACTAAACCTAGATACAACAACTTCTAATATTCCTAACAATATTTTTGCTGGCATTACTGTTAGCGCCAAACCTAAGGTAATTGATTCCTAATGGCTAGAACCGGACCAAATTTTAGACGATATATTCAGTCTATTGAAATTACAGATGCGGGAAGCGGCTACAGTAGTTCCGATCCGCCTTCTGTATACATTTCGGTGCCCAATGATACAACCGAGGTATCTGAAAATATACAGGCAGTTGCTGAATTAGAAATCGTCAATAACATTGTTGATTCTGTCACAATCACAGAGCCTGGCAATGGATATAAAACACTACCAGATGTAAAACTTATAGGCTCTTTGTCTACAGTAACCTTTGAAGCACAAGCAGACGAGAACAGGGGAACTGGAGTTTATACGGGGGTTGGATCTTCTTCTGATGGTGTTGGCTCAGGTGCTGAGTTTAGAATTGTAGTAAATTCAAGTGGCGAGGTTACAGGTGCGACAGTAACCACAAAAGGTTCGGGATATGCTGAAGGTGATTTGATTATTATTCCCGACACTAACATTGGTGGGACGGGCGATGCGGCGAATATAATATTAACCGTTACAAGCATTTCTGGCGGTGGTTCGGGTGCCATTCTAACACCTGCAATTGATTTTATTAATAGACCGCAACAATACTTTCATCAAAACTTTTCTTATATTGCAGAATTTGAAATACCAGAATGGATTAGAAATGAGTATCCTAAGTATGCAGACTTCATTGCAACCTATTTTAATTTTTTAGATGCAGATGATGATTACACACAATCAATCGGAACATCCACTGCATCTCCTAATTATGTTCTACAGGAGTTAATTGACAGATTTAGTGTAACACATTATCACGGAGACTTCTTAGAATCTCTACTACAGCAATATGCAATCGATTTTCCTGAAGATAATCAAATCGATACTAGACTTCTTATTAAAAGAATACGAGATTTTTATTCATCCAAAGGTTCAAGAGAAAGTATAAAGACCTTCTTCAGAATGATATATGGTGAAGAGGTTGAAGTATTTAAACCGTCTGAATATGTTCTCAGACCTTCTGATGGATATTGGTCTGAAGAAACAACAATTAAAGTTTATGAAAACATAGAAAGAACAGATGGCGGATCGTATAACCCCTTAGATTTTCGAGGAAGAAAAGTAGATATTTACTACTATGAGTCCAATGCTTCTATAACAAGCCGCGAAAAAATTAATACATCTGTTCTGAGAAGTAAAAAGATTGCTTATACAAATCCCACAGCATACGAACTGACTATTGATGTGCCTGCAGGAACACAGATTCCAGGCTATGGTGTTGAGGGAGAGGTTTCTGCGGTTTTGGGTGGTAAGATATCAACTGTAACAAATATAGGCTCTGCTGATGTTTTGCGAGTTGCAGGAACTTATGACATTGATTCTGGATTCACTACAGATGGTAACGGCACTGGAGCAGAATTTACGGTTGTTGTAGACGGCGTGGGTGCTGCCAGTATAACGGTCGATACCGTTGGTGACGATTACGCTCCCGGCGAGACAATCACTATACCCGATAGTTTGTTAGGTTCCGGTGGTGCCGCAGACTTGACATTCGATGTTGATGATATAACAGAAGGCAAAATATACAGTGTAACCGTCACAAATGGTGGACAAGGATATAGTGCGAATCCAGACATTTTAATATTACCAGATAGTAATGATACTATCACAACGCCTGCTGACTTAGGTGTTAGACTTACCGATGGTGTTGTTACAAGTGTTGTTATATTAGACGGCGGGGAAGGATACAACAACCAACCTATACTCTTGTTAGACACATCTGATTATAGAACTTACATAGCAGATGAAAATACACTTGACGATATTAACAACAAAAAAGCATTTCTTACAAGAGTATTGACTGGTGTAACTGTTGTTAGTAATAGCGGTGCCGCACAGGGCGGATTTTCTGTAGGAGACACTTTTAAAATTGCTGAAACAGGTGATATACTAGGTGTATACGCTATTGACTACTTTGCTGAAGATTATACGATCACGGGTATTGATAACAATGCGTATGTAAGAATTACTACGATAAATGATTCTGGTTACCCAACAGGTTTTGAAATCATCGCTACGGGTGTTGGTTTTCAAAGACCAGAATTTGAGTTTACTTGTACCAGTGATTTAGGTGAAACTACAATAATAAATTGCAATACTGGTTTCTCTCATACTTATCCAGGTAGATTTAGAGATTCTAGAGGATTTTTGTCTGATGCAAATAAATTACAAGACAATAGAATATATCAATCTTATTCTTATCAAATAAGATCCTCTCTTTCTAAAAACACTTGGGGCGATCTTTTAACTAGAACTGCCAACCCTGCAGGCATGATTGCATTTTCAGACTTGCAGATTTTACAAGATATCGATTTTGCTAGTAACTTTACTATTGTCCCAGACTTGCTTGTCTTTAGAATTTTTGTTCCGCTTGACCCGGTTGAAGTAACCGAGTTAGTTGAACTTGCATTCCATAAGCCCAATATTACGGATTCTTTTGCTACACAAGATGATGAAGCTATATTAGAACCCGGACTAGGGAAATTTGAAACCCCGGATATGGATGATACGGTATATCGTTTTGATGTTACAATGCAGAAAACTGATAATCCAGATATGTTGGAATTGGTTGCCAAAGACCTTACGAAACCAACGATTGCGGATTCCGTAGATTTATCTGAAGTAATAGAATTGTTAAAACTTATTCAAAGAATTCCATCGGATTCTGTTGATACTACTGAATTTGTTGCTATATTAGCACAGCTAAATAAAACAGACGATGTAGTAGTCGATGATCTGCCTAGTTTAGAACCACAACTAAATAAAGCAGAGACAACCGATGTTGATGATACAAGTTTTGAAAAATTTATTTCGGCACTTAAAGAAGAGTCAGTATCATTTACTGATCCTTCTGTGTTTGTTTTTGATGCGTCCAAAGCAGATGACTATGAAGTGTCGGATACCGGCTTGTTGTATATGCAAAATTATGTTAATGGAGACTATTTTGCTGAAGATTATGTAGAAAGTTATCCTGGAGTTTCATCCACTACCTTTTAACCGTATAAATATATAAACAACATTTTATAATCAGGAGATAATCTAAAAATGTTTAATTTATCCAAAACTAATGCCAAAGGTAAAGTTAAGTTACAGCTTATCTCACCTGAAGGTAAAATTAAAAACGAGCAAGTTGTAAACAACCTTGTTGTTGATACTGGTCTTGACTTTATCGCATCTCGCATGGAAGGCACTACTGATGCAGTAATGTCTCACATGGAAGTTGGTACTGATAACACAGCACCGGCGGCAGGCGATACTGCTCTTGGCTCTCTCATCTCTGGCTCTAGAGTTTCGCTGACCAGTACTACTGTCACTGACAATGCTATTGAGTATGTTGGCGATTTCCCTGCAGGCACAGGTACAGGTGCTATTGTAGAGGCTGGGGTTTTTAATGCGGCTTCTGCTGGTACAATGCTTTGTCGTACCGTGTTCTCTGTAGTCAACAAAGGCTCGGACGATACGCTAAAAATTACCTGGACTATTACTGTTTCTGACACCTAATAATTAACTAATAGGAGTTAGAACATGGCATTGCTAGTCAGAAGAACTGGTCGTCAACAATTAGCTAGGTCGTTTTATCGAGACATTTATAACGAAAACGACTTTTATTATATGTTTGTCTCTAGGGCTCAACCTTGGGACGATGAAAATGCGCCTGAAACGCCTAGAGACTCACAGTATTATGTGCAGACTTATAAACATGACATGCTTTTTATTAAAAAAGTTGAGGCGTCGGATGCGGTTCTGTTGGCTAATAGGTATGATTGGGAAATTAATACAATCTATGACCAGTATGATGATGAGTATGCAAGCGATCATCCAGCCTACTCTGGTGCTACCAATCTAGCAGATGCCAAATTTTTTGTATTGACAGATGAATTTAATGTTTATAAGTGCTTAAACAATAACAATAATTCACCGAGTACAGAGAAACCTACTTCTACAGGAACAGATACTTTTGAATTAAGCGATGGCTATGTTTGGAAGTTTTTATATCAAATAGGTGCGGCTGATAGAACTAAGTTTTTATCTAGTAGATATATTCCTGTGAGAAAAGTAGCAGGTGCTGGTCAACCAGAATTTGATGTTAATGGAGAAATTGCATCTATTGCGGTTGCTACAGCAGGTACAGGTTACACTACTGCTACTGTAGTTATACAAGGTGATGGAACAGGTGCTACGGCGACTGCTAATATTGTAGCAGGGGAGATCGACTCTATTACAGTTGATACTGCTGGTAGGGGTTATAGTTTTGCATTTATCACAATCTCAGGCGATGGTACGGGCGCAACTGCAACTCCAGAATTAGGAACTAGTGAAACGCCTACACTACAACAAGCAGTTGAATCTACAGCTATCGCAGGAACAGTAGATAGAATTGTTATTACAGAAGGTGGTCAAGACTACATCAATAATGATGTTGTTGTTAATATACTAGGAGATGGTACCGGAGCAACAGCAAGTGCTACAGTAAATGCCGCGGGTTCTATTGTCTCTATAGATATTACTGCTACTGGAAGTGGCTATACTTTTGCTGTGATTGAACTTGAGCAAACAACAGGTACAGGCACCGGCGCGGTGCTTAGACCCGTTATTAGTCCATATGAAGGGCACGGGGGCAATCCACCCAAAGAATTGTTTGCTACTAATTTAGGTATTACTACAACATTTACAAGCACAGATAACGACATTATTGTAGGTAACGAATTCAGGCAAATTGGCTTGGTGAAAAATATTACTACATACGATGAGACTGCTATTTACACAGAAACAATTGGTACACCTTGTTATGTTATCACTGTATCCAATCCTGGGGATTACAATCTAGATGACATTATAACGGTGAATTCCGGGGGTCAGTTTAGAGTAATTCAAAAAATTGATAGTGATAACGATGATGTAATCGATACTGTGTATTTGCAAGAAATATATCCAGGAATTTCACTGAGTTCCGTGTTGAATAACTTAAACACAGGCACTACCGGAATGACTATAAATAGTTTGACAGAACCAGAAATCTCTGCACATACAGGTGATGTTATGTACATCGATAACAGAAAACCTATAACAAGAGATCAAGACCAAGTAGAAACTGTTAAAGTAATTTTAAATTTTTAAGGCAAAGAAAAAATGGCATTGAATCTAAACACCGGTCCGTACTATGATGATTTTGACGCGGATAAGAATTTTAATAGAATTCTTTTTAAGCCAGGGTATGCTGTACAGGCTAGAGAATTAACTCAGCTACAGACTATCCTTCAGAATCAACTATCAAGATTTGGTGAGCATATCTTTGTTGATGGCGCTCCTGTTCTTGGCTGCAAAGAAGTCAGAAGAAATTATCACTTTGTAAAAATAAATGATGCTGACAATGGTGGCGCATCTATTTCTAATGACAATCTAGCAACTTATGTGGGTGATACGGTTACTGGTGGAACAACAGGAATTGTTGCTACCATTCAAAAAGTTAAATCTGGTTCAGATAGTGAGACAGTTGACAAGAAAACCCTTTACATTGAATACACACAGGGTTCTACCACAACTGAAGAAACAAGATTTACAGCAGGAGAGGTTCTTACTGTAACTAGCACCGATTCTGGTAGAAACGGCGATACTTTTGTTGTAGACACACAAACAAGTCTTGATAAATCAAAGCACTATAGAGGGCAGTCGGTAGATTATTCAATTGACGACGGATTGATTTATTTCAAGGGCAAGTTTATTGAACACGCAAACCAAACAATTGCAGTCATGCCTTTTGGTAACTTTAAAGACTGTTATGTGGGCGTTCTCATAAAAGAAGATATTATTACTTCTGATGATGACTCTACTTTGCTTGACCCTGCTACGGGAACTTTTAACTTCAATGCACCAGGTGCTGACAGATATAAAGTATACACTGAAATAGCTGTCAGAGAATTCGATGATGACCTTGAAGACAATTTTGTAAGTTTGTTTACTATCATTGATGGTAAAAAATCTACTTCGGTTGTTGATAAAGATTTAGACTTGTATAGTAAAATTGGCGATAGAATTGCCGAAAGAACTTTCCTAGAAAGTGGAAACTATTCAATTAAAGAATTTAAGATTAATATCCGAGAACATCTTTTAGATGTGGATGACGATAACGGTGGATTAAAGACAGCAGACCAAGGAGGCGATGCTAATTATCTTGCTGTGGGTGTTGCTGATGGAAGAGGCATCGTTAACGGAAGATTGCGAGAAATTGAAGCCCCTAGTTATATAAAAGTAAGAAAGGGTAATGACTATAAGTTACAGGAAGGAATTACAACTTCTACAACTTATGGTAACTATATTCGCATTAATAATGTAGCAGGCGAGTGGGATGTTAGTGGTACTTCTCAGGTTGTATTTGGTTCATCTGAACTTAATGCTCACATGTCAACTACAGGTATTCTTTCTGTAACTTCAATATCCGGTGCAGAGTCATTACGAGTACTCGGCGTTTATATAATCAGCCCTGGTGCTTACACAACTAGTGGTGCTGGAACAGATGCAAAGTTTTTGATCCGTGTTGATGAAAACGGCGCGGCTACAGTAGAGATTATCGAAGGCGGCACTGGATTTATTGCAACTGAAACGATCACAATTCCTGATGCTAGACTGGGTAATGGCGGTGCGCCTGCTTTAACATTTATTGTTGATGCATTGGGAACATCAAGAAGTAGCACATTTGGTGCAGTAGCGGCTCCGGCAAGCCCTGTAGGAACTGCTAGAGTAAGACATGTTGCGAGAGAAAGTGGTGATCCTGGGTCACCTAGTGCAGTATACAGACTGTATCTTTACGATATTCGTATGGGTTCCTCTGCTTTATCAGATATTCGTTCCGTTCACTTTACATCGGACACAACAAATTTTAACGGCTCTGGTGATGTTCTTATTGATAATAGAGTAGGTTCTCCAATTCTATTTAATCAAGCAAGAAATCAAATGGTTTTCAAAATGCCTGCTAAGGCGATGAAGACTATTGGAGTTGATCCCATTAACACATATGATAACTCTTTTACATATCAAGAAGAGTTTGATGCGACATTTACAACAACAGGCACCACTACAATTAGTGTGAGTGGAACCAAGTCTTTCCCATATTCTACAACTCCTTCTCAGACACAGTTGGATGATGAATGGATTATGATTTTCAAAGAAGCCGTCACTGTTGATGGTACATCATATGCGGCTGGACAGATTTTTGATTTACAGGAATCTCACTTTACAAGTGCTGGTCCTACTTCAATGCAATTTGATATAGGTACGATATTATCTAATACAGCAGATGTAAAATTTTATGTTAAGGTAAAACAAACAGATACGACACCGGTTCCTCTAAATGCACTTAAATCTAGATTTGTTAAAATTGACACAGCAACACACCCTGAAGGAAATTCAGGTCCATGGAATTTAGGTCTTTGTAATGTTTATAAAATTGTAGGTGTATATGTCGGCGATACTTATGACAACACTACTACTAACTACAAAGACTTGTTCATTCATGGTAATGGACAAACAGATAACTATTATGGTCACTCTAAATTAATAAAAAGAGGCAGCCTAGATGTAACGAATAAGAAGATTCTAGTAGAATTGCACTACTTGGATCCTAACTATGCTGGGAGTCAATCTACTTATTTCTGTGTTGATTCATACCCGGCAGATGAACTGACTGCCGCTAATCCTAGCTTTTACACATATGAAATTCCCTTGCACTTGAAAGAAGGATCTGTTCTATATGATTTGCGAGACTGCATTGATTTTAGACCTTATATTGTAAATACAGCAAGCGATGCTACAACAATTGGAACGGCTACTGAAAACCCAACTGCTAATTTCAATTTTAGAACTATTAGTGGCGGGTATCAATTCCCGATGCCCAGAGAATCTTATGTTACTGACGGTGAATATTGGTTAGGAAGAGTTGATACAATTGTCTTACAGGACAGCGGAAAGGTTCTTAACATTGAGGGTAAACCGAACAACAATCCGGTTCCCCCATTAAAGCCGCCAAAGTGTATGGCTCTTGCAGATATTTACATTCCTGCTTATCCTTCTATTCCTAATCTTCTAGCAGAACAGTATGGAAGAGAGGATCTTCAAGTAAAACTTGATGTTAAGCAGAATAGAAGATATACAATGCAAGACATTGCTTCTATTGAGAAAAGAATTCAAAGACTGGAGTATTACTCTTCTTTGAACTTTATAAAAACTGCTACTGCTAATAAAAACATCACAGACGCAAATGGTCTTGACAGATTTAAAAATGGATTTTTTGTTGATACATTCAACAATACAGACCTAATGCAGGTATCTGATGCTGATTTAGATTTTGGTATAGACGAACAATATTTTGAAGGCGGTCCTAGAGTAACTAATACTCATGTTGAACTTCAGTATAACAGTGCGGCTTCTACCAACACCGTAAAAACAGGTAATCTTGTTACACTCCCATATACGACAGAATTGTTTTCTGAGAATCGTTTTGCATCGAAGCCGAGAAATCTTGTTGGAGATTTGCTGTTCGACTACACAGGTAAAGCAAATGCATATCCCCCATCTGTTACTAGATGGAATCAGAGCGGAAACACTGCACAAAATACTATTGTTCAAACTGGTTCAGCAGAAGCCCTCAGAAATGCGTTTACTAACTTAGGCAATTCGGGTGTTACACGAAGCAATGTTATAATGGGAACTCCTGTTCCTACTACGCAAACTACTACTTCCAGTGCAACTAGTACAACAACATTTGTTGATAAAGGTGCATTTGAAGAAACAATAATACCGGATTCAACAGAGGTAGATGCTAATGGTAATCCTTTATTGAATGAAGAAGGTGAAATCATTGGAGATACCATTAGGAACACTGCTGATATTGAATACACCAGCACTTCAGTAGCGGTTACTACATCTAACTTAACTGTATCTAATGCTACACTTACACAAGTCAATGAAGTCCTTAATGTAAATACTTCAGGTAATTTGGGAAATAGATTTGAAGGTAGCTTTGATTATGTAAATGGCATTGCTTTCAACAGCTATATTCCTCAGTTGAGATTTAGAGTTGATTGTAGAAACTTAAAGCCGAGTACAAGATTTTATGTGTTCTTTGATGGCGGCGACCCCGGAGATAGAATAACCGGTTCTACCAACTTGTCTGGTAGTACTGTTGCGAGAGTCAGAAAAGTAAAAACTTCTTATTGGGATGGGCTGTCTACAACTACAAAGATGAACAGCAATGCCTCAATACAAGGATTTGGTACTGACGAAAATGGACAAAGTTGTGACTGGAGTAGAAGCTCTGCAAATGATTATGTCGTATCTGACCCAGATGGCTCGTTAATCTTAGACATATATGTACCTTCAGGAAGATATCTTCTAGGAAACAAAATGATTATTGTTTCAGACGATATCGAAAACAGAGAAGGGTTTGTAACTTCTTCTTGTAATACTGTATTCTCTCAGTTTATTTCTGGTAATTACACAAAAGAAAATACAAGTTTATTTACGCAAAGACCTAATGTAACGATGAATTTTGTTAATAACGGATCAAGAACTATTGGTTCCGTTACAACAGGGGTTTCGTTACAACAGTCCACAGCGGTAACTACAAGCACATCTCAAAGAAATATTAACGAGGGCTTTACGATTCTTGAGGGTGCTGGAGAAACTCCTTTACCCCCGCCGGATCAACCGTCAGCGGAAGAGAATCCGGTCAATAACTCAGTCTCGCCGGTAGTGGATAATCCGGCGGTCGATATTCCCAACGACTTTCAAATAGAATGGGAAGATTTCGACTGGAATTGGTTCGGCGGCGCTGGTTGGGCCGATCCCATCGCTCAAACATTTTTTGTGAATAACGGTCATGGGGCTTTCATAACTGATATTGATATATTCTTTAGAACTAAGTCAAGCACGAATAATATCACATTAGAACTTCGCAATGTGGTTAATGGATACCCTGGTTCTGATGTTATTCCTTATGGAGAGGTTGTACTGACACCTTCTCAAGTATCTATTTCAGAAGATGCTACTAGTGCAACTAAGTTTACATTCCCGTCACCGGTGTTCTTGTCTCCTGAACAAGAATATTGTTTTGTACTAAAACCTCAAGCAAATGACCCAGGTTACAATATTTGGGTATCTGAGTTAGGACAAAGTAAATTAGGAACTACACAAAGAATTCAGGCAGGCGATTCTGTGGCAGGAGTCTTGTTTACTTCTTCAAATGATCGATCTTGGAGTCCTAAGCAGGCAGAAGATGTCAAGTATGTTATTAATAGAGCTAAGTTTTCTCCAGTTGGAGGTACCGCGATACTTAATAATGAAGATACCGATTACTGGAGCATGACAAACTTTACTAACGGTTTCTTCTCTGCCATCGATGAACTTCACTCTTTTGATGTCACTCTAGCAGGAGGGGGCTCTGGTTATGCAGTAAGTGATGTTATTACTCTGAACTCTTTTGGAAATGGCACTGGATTGACAATTATTGTCGATGCCGTATCTTCTGGTGCAATTACGGACTTTAGTATTGGAGATATGGGTAGCGGTTACACTGAGGATCCTGCAAGTGCAGTAACACAGTCAAGCACAACTGGCTCTGGTAGTGGTGCTACATTTACTATTGTTGTAAAAAATGCTAGTGTAAATGAATTCCTAAACAGACAGACTGAGTGTGAAGTTACTGTCACTAAGGGCACATTCTCAGCAGGTGATATTGTCGGTTCAGGAACTTCTCAGGCAGAAATTGTTTCTGTGGATAACAATGTCTACAACAAAGCAATTTATAACTTTACAACAATTGTTCATAATACAAGCAAACTGAACTTTAAATATTACCCAACTCAAAGCACAGGTGTTGCAGTGCCAGGAACAACAGCGGTTGATTTGCCTGAAACTGACTCAGCGATGGCTCCGAGCGAAAGTGCGATTTACTCATATTCTAATGAGAGCTCCACTTTTTCTGGGGCAAAATCTCTCAAGGTAGAAGTTGATTTTTACACGAATACTAATTATCTTTCTCCCGTTATTGATGTCACTAGGGCGGCGCTTAACCTTGATAAGCACATCATTAACGATGTTGTTACTAATGAAGAAGAAAGATATGGTGGAGATGCAGATTGTAAATATATTTCTAAAATTGTTCGTCTTAGCAAAGCAAACTTAGCAGAAGATTTGAGAGTTTATTTGGATCAACGAGTTCCAAATGATGCAGATGTAAAAGTGTATGCTAAGTTTAAAGCCGCAGAAGACGATGCTGATTTTAGAGAAGACTTGTATTGGGTGGAACTAGAAAGCAATAGAGAGAATCTAAAGAATCCTTCAGCATTTGTTGAAACTCTTTACACTCTACCCGAAAGAGGTTCAGATAATGTTGGTCTTGGGGGTGTCGCAGGAGATACTTTAGAGTATGTAGCAGACAGAGTTAGCTCAATATCAGTTACAGCAGGAGGCTCTGGTTATACAACGGCGCCAACGGTTCTGTTCTCTGGTGGAGGTGCTTGGAAGCCCGCAGAAGCTATTGCAAAAATTTCTGGTGGAGCTGTTGTTGATATTACAGTTACAGAACCGGGTAGAGGTTACACCAGTGCTCCTACAATCACTCTAAGTGGTGGCGGCGGCTCTGGTGCAACTGCAACGGCTGCGGTAAGCCAAATAACATTTAATCGCTTTAAGGATTTCGCTGTGAAGGTTGTGTTAATTACAGATAACACATGCAATGTTCCCGCAGTGAAAAATCTTAGAGCAATAGCGATGCAGGCTTAATTATGGATTCAGTAGAAAATTTAAAATATAAAGAAGTAGAGCCGGGGGTATTTGAAAATCAAGACCCCTCTGCGCTTGCTAAATATAGAAAACAAAAAAGGGCTTTCGGTAAGGTTGATGAAATTACGGATGATATAAATAGTTTGAAATCAGAGCTTACTGAAATTAAAAAAGCATTACAATTTTTAATCGAAAAGAACTAGGATAACTAAATGGCAACTTTAACTACAAGAGCTGGTAAAGGTAGTCCACTTACTAATACGGAAGTAGATACTAACTTTACCAACCTAAACACTGCAAAGTATGAAGCCTCTGATGATATTTCAGTAGGCGATTTGACTTTTACAGGCGATCTGGTTGCCGGGTTGGACGCTTCTGTTACGGCGGCTGGCACCACACAGGGCACCGGTACTGCTCTGACTAAAACTTATAATATTGTGCAGACAGCATCTGCCAACGAAGGCGTGGTTCTTCCTGACGCATCAACCGGTCTTAAAATCACAGTTTATAACTCTACATCAGCAGACATCAAAGTTTACCCTGCATCAAGCGAATCTATTGACGGCGGATCTTTGAATGCACCTATTGTGCTTAGACCTGATAATGTCTTTGAAGCAATCGCAGTAAGTGCAACTCAATGGCAAAGAACTCTTCCTGATTTAGACGACCTAGATGTCACAACGGTTACAACATCTGGTGATGCTACTATCGGTGGTCATATAAATTATGGTGTGACAGCCTCAGTAGGTACTGCTGGTTCAGATCAAGCTGGAGCAACACAACTCAGCGAAACATTGAGTGTAATCACAACAAACGCGGCAAGCACACAGGGCGTAAAACTTCCAACTGCACTTGCAGGAAGAACAGTAACAGTTTTCAATACAACAAGCACAGACTGTAAATTATATCCTGGTTCTTCTGATACAATTGATGGCGGAAGTGCTAATGTTCCTATTACTTTGCCCGCTAATACATCTTTCACACTTTCTTGTAAAGATGCTACAGATTGGAGAGTACACAGACCGTTAGCAGTATATGATTCTAGCGGTACACTAGTAAACTAATAAAAGGGTGATATTTAAATGGCAGGCCCATTAAAGATAAAAACAAGTGATATAACTTCAGGTAACATTTCGGGGTTGCAGGAACTTTCTACCGCAGAAAAAAAGGATTACACTGCAAACATTATCACCACTGAATTCGCTAGTAGTGTGGGAACGGCTTCTATTGAAGTTACTACAGGTTCTCTTACTTCTGGGTTCACCTCGATAGGTACATTTACAGACCGCACAAGAACTGAGGCTGTTGGTACACACCCAGCGGCTGGTGGATTGTCAACAACTGTTTATACATTTGGTGAAGACACTAGAGTAGCAACGGATAATAAAACTGCTACACCGCTAAGACTAAACTCTGACGGAGAGATAGTAGAATCAACGGATGCGGAAATTGATTCTGAAATTCTTGATGATGTAATTAATGCAATGATTACAGATGATGCGAATACGGCTGGTCAGTATTGGCTTTCTGCATCTGCTCCTGCAGGCGGTACATGGACCAGTCGAGGTCAAATTGATGACACTCAGACTGACGGAACTACTGTAACAAAGTATCTTTGGCAAAAAACTGCCGCAACAACAGTACCTGCTTCTGCTACAAATAGAACACTCACAAAATTTGACGGCGAGAGTGTTGCAGAATTTTCGGATACTGAACTACAAAGTCTTACCAACAGATTTAGAAACAGAGTAGTTGCGACAAACATTGGTCGCTATGAAGTTTCTACTTCAGCCCCTACATCTGGTGGTACTTGGCAACAAAGAGGTGAAACACTAACCGATCAGTTAAAAGATATTGTTAGTGTAGCATATGCAGGAAACTATACTGGTTCATACAGTGGTACATATTCTACTGCATTTGCAGGCGATTATACGGGTAATTATACTGGTTACTTCACTGGAAATTACACTGGTTATTACACTGGTGCATATGCAGGAAACTATACTGGCTCATATACATTATTTTACGGGGGCTCTATTGGGGGCTATTTCGACGGTACATATACTGGGTATTATGAAGGATCGTATGAAGGAACATATGCAGGATCGTATAGTACAGTATTTGCCGGAACCTACACTGGTTACTACACTGGTTTCTTTACTGGTGCATATTCAGGAACATATACTGGCTACTATGCTGGCGATACGGTTCAAGCAACTTCTTCTACACAGGAATCTAAAAAACTGTTTTTAAGAATCGCATAAATAACTTTATTATTATTAATTTGTGGAGTTTGTGATGGAGCAAGAAAAATATAGAAATCCAATTTGGCAGAACAAAGATAACAGGCATTTAGTCTGTGAAATTTTGCAACCCAATGGTGAATATGCAGTATGTCATGTGATTGCCGGACCCGAAGCAGAAGGCGGTGTCAATAAAGATTACGATGCTGTTATTGAGCAGTACGGCATTGATGGTCTCGATTCTTTGACAGAAGCACACAAAGAACAACAAAAGAAAAATCACGAAAGAAGAAAAGAACACGAAGAACAAAAGTTTCAAAGACACAAGCAAGAAGTCTTATTCAACATGAAACTTGAAGCCTTTGAAATCGAATCTGTAAAAAATTCTGAAAACAAAGAACTAAAGAAACTTATTCGCAAGGCTAAGTCACCCTTAGAAGTACAGGCGTACACAACAATTCTAATTCAAAAGGAATTAGATAAGAATGAATAAAGGCTACATATATGTAGCCTCAGTCAATAAAGCATATTACTACGCCGCAAAAAAATCCGCAGAATCTTTATTAGACTTTTATCCCGAGGCTAAGATAACTCTATTCACACATGACTTTTGGGTTGAGCCAGAAGACTATGAAATGTTTGACCAAGTTATCACTGAAGGCTGCCCTGAAAATATCAGAGCAAAGTTGTGGGCATTGTCAAAAACACCCTATGATGTTACAATGTATATAGATGCTGATACTGTTATTGAGCATGAAGACATTGCAATTGCTTTTGATTATATTGAAGAAAATGATATTTTGTTTACCCGTAATCGTCCATACAATGCTAAAATAACAAAACTGTCTGACACAGAAGAAATGATTTATCATTGCGGATTGTTCATATATAAAAGCAACCCACAAACTTTTAAGTTGATGGATGATTGGTATGACCAGTTTATGGAACAGAACAAACCTAATTGGGTATCAGATCCTTACCCTTGGGAAGTGAGAAAGTGGGATACATTCAGCATGTGGTACTTGCTAAATAAAACAGAACAGAATGTAAAAGTTGGGGAATTCCCACAGCCCGATGCGAGATGGAATTTTGTGTGGGGATATTTTGATAACGAATTGCAGGGAAGTGAAAGAGTGATTCTACATTATACTATACCTGACCGAGAACTTTTAAATAATGAAGATATTAGATTCAATTAATCCAGAACTTATTGAAATACTAGAACCATATATTGAGTGGTTTTTTCAACAGGACTACGAAAGTTTACCGACACATCAAAGAGGAAAAGATAAAGATCACAATCTTTATTCAGCATCCTCATATGATTACTTGAAGGAAGTAATGTCCAACGAGAGTCATATTGGCCCGCCCGAAGTATCAAGAGTCCGAGACTTGCAACTAGGTCCTGAAGTACCCAAGATTCATAAAGAAAAATCCGCTG